TTAAAGGATGTAATGAGTGCTGAATTAGCTAATGATGCTGCATGGCCTGATTTTGTAGAAGCAATTAATAATGGTTCGTTGTTTGCAATTATTACTGCAAGAGGACATAGACCATCAACACTAATGATGGGGGTTAAAAAACTTATAGATTCAAATAGAGGTGGAATTGATTCTGATTCTCTATATGATTCATTAAAAGAAATGAGAATTAACTCTGGTGAAAATCCAGCTGATAAAGAAACTGAAATAATGAAGTACCTAAAAATGAATAGGTATTATCCTGTTTCTTATGGGGAAGGGTCAGCAACAAATCCTGAAGTAGCTAAAATTACAACAATGAATAGATTCAAACAATATGTTCAAGGTCAAGCTGAAAAATTAAACTTAAGATTATCTAAAAAAATAGAAAACGAAATAAGAAATAAATTTGTTCCTATGATAGGATTTTCTGATGATGACCCGAGAAATATTAAGGCTATGAGTAAGGGGGTAAAAGATGTTAAAATATTTTCAACACACGGAGGTATTAAAAAGGAATACAAACCAGATGAAGAAGAATTACAACTAGAAACTAGAATAAAAAGAATATTATATAAATTAATATAAAATATTATATTAATAATATTTAACTAGTTCTAGTATAATAATACTTTTTTTATTTTATAAAGTCAATAGAAAAAAAATAATAAGATATTTATATTTAAAATAAAAAAGAATAAAAATTTAAACTGAAATACGATGGCTGATTTATTGATGAAAATGCCCATACCTTATGAACCTAAAAGACAGAATAGGTTTATTATGAGATTTCCTTCTTCTTTAGGTATTAATGAATGGTTCGTGGAATCAACATCTAGACCAAAAGTTAAGATAAACTCGGTTGAAATCCCATTTTTAAACACTTCAACATATGTTGCAGGTAGATTTAACTGGGAAGAAATTTCTGTTACTTTTAGAGACCCTATCGGTCCATCTGCAGCACAAGCACTTATGGAATGGGTTCGTCTTCATGCTGAATCTGTAACAGGTCGTATGGGGTATGCTGCGGGATATAAGAAAAATGTTGATTTGGAGATGTTAGACCCAACTGGTGTAGTTGTTGAAATATGGATACTTGAGGGTTGTTTTTTAACTAACGTTGATTTTCAAGGACTATCATATAGTGATGACAAAATAGCAACAATCCAAGCAAACCTTAGAATGGATAGATGTATATTAGTATACTAAAAAAAAGTATTTAATTTTTTTATTATTAGTTTATTTTAATAATAAAAAAAACAATGGATGCTAATATATTAAAAGCCGGTACTGAAAATTTTAATTTACCACACGATGTAGTTCCTTTACCATCGGGTGGTATTTTTTATAAGAACAAAAAGAAATCTGTAAAAGTTGGTTACCTTACAGCTAATGATGAAAACATAATTTTAGGGGGAATTTCTAATCCTAATGTAAATGTTGTTACTACTTTAATACGAAGTAAACTTTACGAAACAGATATCAGACCCGAAGAACTTTTAGAGGGTGATGTTGAAGCAATTCTAATTTATTTGAGAAATACATCTTTCGGTCCTGAATACACACTCACATTGACTGACCCATTAACAAACAAACCATTCGAAGCTACAATAGTTTTGGATGAATTAAATATTGTTAAACCAAATTCAACACCTGATGAAAACGGACATTACAATGTAAAATTACCACGTAGTGAAGCGAATGTAAAACTTAAACCACTGACTTATGGTGAAATCATTGAAATAGATAAAATGGTTGAAAGTTATCCTACTAATATGACACCTCCAAGAGTTACTTGGAAATTAATGAAACATATTGTTGAAATTAATGGTGAGACAGATAGAGAAAAAATTTCACAAATGGTAAATAATCTTCCAATTATGGATTCAAAATTTATTAAAAAATTCATAAAAGAAAATGAACCATCTTTGGATTTAAAAAGAGTTGTTAGAGCACCATCAGGTGAACAGGTGAATTTGGAGGTCACCTTTGGTGTTGAATTTTTTCGCCCTTTCTTCTAAGTATAGAGAAGTATTATTAGATGAGTATTTTTTATTGGGTAAATTTCTTCATACATCATATACCGATTTTTTAAATTTACCAACATACTCAAGAAAATATTTAGTCAATAAAATTATAGAATACCACACATCTGAAAAATAAAAAAAGGTGTGTGGTATTTATTTATAAAACAATTTAAATATGGGTGGAGACGATGGTAAATCACTCTTAAGTGGTATAGAAAAACAATTTCAGGAAATTGGAGAAAACTTTGGTGACGCTGTATTATCAAATGTAAAACCTGCTAGTTTAAAAAAAGTTTTTGATGAAGTAGAGGGTGCTGCAATTGGTGTCGCAAAATCTTTTGGTGTTGGTAGAACTAATATATTGAGCATAAAAGCAGCAATGACAGATGTTGTTGGTGATGTTAAAGAATTGGGTGGAAAATTTTCTGATATATCAGCTATTCAAACATCAATATCCTCTGATTTGGGTAGGAATGTCATATTAAATAATCAAGCGTATAAAGGATTAATAGCAACAGCTAAGGTTACTGGTTTGGAAGTTGATGATATGGCAAAAAAATTCAAAGATGTTGGTGTTTCATATATGGGTGTACAAGACCAAATGCAGAAAGTAGTTGACATCTCAAGAAAAATGGGAGTTAATGCTCAAGGTGTTTCAGATGAGGTAGCAAAAAATTTAACTAAACTTAATACATTTAATTTTAAAGGTGGTATAGAAGGGTTAACTAAAATGGTAGCTCAGGCTAAAGTTTTAAGAATAAATATGGAAGAAGTTTTTACATTATCCGAAAGTTTATTCGAACCTGACAAAGCTATAGAAATGTCGGCGGCATTACAAAGATTAGGTGTTACACAATCTGAATTATTAGACCCACTTCGATTGATGGATATGGCACAGAATGACCCTGGTGAATTGATGAATCAAATGTCCAAAATGTCAGAAAAATTTGTTCAGCTTAATAAAGATGGTCGTTTCGAAATTATGCCTGGTGCAAAAAGACAACTAAGAGAGATTGCCAAAGAAATGGGAATGAGTTATGATGAATTAGCAAAAATGGCAACTGGCTCAAAAGAACTCGATATGAAATTGAGTAAAATTAAATTTCCTGCAACATTTACTGAAGAACAAAGAAACTTCATAGCTAATTTATCAGAAATAGGTCCTGGTGGTGAAATGACTTTAACCGTTGATGGTACTCAAATGGGAATAGATAAAGCTATGGAAACTTTTGCTAAAGACAAAGATGCTTTAGACAAATTTATGAAAGACCAAGAACCTAAAACGATGGAAGAGTTGGCAAAAGAACAACTTACTGTCCAAGAAAACCAAGAAATATTGTTGGCTATGATTGCTGACACTATGGGTTATGGTTTAGCAGCATCCAAAGGTGGTGAAAGATTAAGTAGGGCTGAGATAGAAATTTATAAAAATGGTATCGAAGTATTAAAGAGAACAACTAAGGATAAAGAAGGTAAAGAAAAAACAGAAACATTTTCAGAAAAGGGAATTAGACAAGGTATTGGAACTCAGTCAGATGATTTGATTAAAAGTTTATTCAAAGGTGATTTCAAAGGAGCTGGTGAGGCTGGCAGTAATATGGCCAACGAGTTTTACAATATGTTTAAGGAAAAAATGGAAAAAGCTAGTGTTGTGTATAAAGAATCTAAAGTTGGAAGTATTTTGACTGGTGAGGATGAAAAAACTAAAACTCAAGTAGCAACTACCACAACACCGAAAACAACTGAAATGAGTTATTTGGATAAATTACAAAAACAAGTACAAGCACCAACAACTCAAAACTTAAATTATAGTGGTAATTTAAATGTAACTTTTTCAGCCCCACCTGGTGTAAATACCACTGAGGTCGAAAGAGTGTTGAATGAACTTATGAAAAAACCTGAGTTTATTCAAATGATTGCTCAAATGGCCAAAGACCCAACAGGTAAACAAACTCCATCACAACAAAATATGAATTTTGGTAGATGATAAAAAAAAAATTCATCTATTTATTTTAAAATAAGATTATGTCCGAAAGTTCATTAT